CATCCCGCGCATTCCAGTTTCAGGATTAGCAGCTTTTTTCATTTGATAGTTAACACCCTTATTTTTACGCATGTCTGGTAGGCCACGGTCTTTCTTTTTTACATAGTTATCCTTGCGTTTTGCTGGTGGGGTGCCGCCCTCTACGTCGGGGACAACTAATAAGCCACCCTCGCCACCCGCAGCGCCTTCACCACCAGCAGCTGCTTCGCCGCCTTCAAGACCGCCAGCTTCACCACCTGTTTCTCCACCAAGACCACCACCGCCTAAACCAGCTGCGGCTTCACCACCGGCTTCCGCAGCGGTTCCGGCAGCACTAGCAACACCCTCAAGAGATTTTTCAAAAACTTTATCGTAATAAATTTCACGTTGCATTTTCTTAAAATCATGTTCTGAAAGGTTAAAGACGTTTTCGCTAATCCAGCGCTTGCTAAAAAAGCCTTCTTTTGCTTGTGCAGCAACCTCAAATTTAGTTTTCCAATGCTCCAACTCTTGCAGCTCGCTAATTTTAGAAGGATTGTTGAGCGTTAAGCTAAATTTAAGTAAATCTTCATTACGATAACCAAGAGTAAATAAATGGATGATGCCAATCTTTTCTAATTCGGCAATAATAACGCGTTGTAAGCGTTGCACTGTGCGTGCAAAACGGATGTCTTTTTGGGCTAGCGTGCTTTTGTCTTCCTGTGTGCCTTCGCCCTTGGAAAGATAACTTTGTGGAATTTTTAGTGCGCTAAACAGTTTGTCGCGTAAGTATTTTACGTCATCAATGTCGCCGGTAAATTGACCGCCGCTGAGTGTGTCAATTTTTGTGTTGCTTTGGCCGCGAACAGGGATGAAATAATCTTCATCAATGCTCATGGGGTTGTAACGTAAATCAACGCGACCTGTGTTTGGATCAACAATCATGTTGCGCTTCATTTGGGATTGCACTTTTAACATCATTTGTTCCATGTCTTCTGGTGCAATGTTACCAACATCAATGTAGAAAACACGGCGATCAGGCGCACGAACGATGCGATAAGCCATCATAGCGTCTTCAAGCAGTGTTAATTGACGCCAAATGCGGCGCGCTGGTTCAAGAACGCTTGTTCCATAGGGTGCGTATTTATCCTGACCAAGAATGCGGAAATGCGCAATCTGCCAATTTTCAAAAGTTAAACCACCGCTGTTCCATTGAAACTGCACATAGTTTGGGTTTGTTTTATCTTCGCCCTCAAGGCGTTCAATCTCTGGCGATGGTAAGCCAATAGCGCCTTTAACCCCAAGTTGGTCATCAAGATCTACATAGAGAAACATGTCACCAAACTTTACTAGTGTGCGGCACCAACCAAATAAATTAAATTCAATGTTTAGAACATCGTAATAAAGACTTTCAAGAATAGCTTTGATCTCTTGGTTAGGCGACTTAATGTGTAACATCTTTGTTAGGCCGCTGTGTGTTGTCATTTCATCAGCATAGATGTCTAGCGCACTGGCAATTTCAGGGGTGAATTCCATTTGGTCAAAATCGCTGTAGCGCTCAGCGCGGGTTTGATTAGCCATAATGTTAGCTTGGATGGCGTCAAACGGGTTGTAACTTGTTTTTTGAAATTGCTTACCGCTAGCGCTATTAAAATCAAACTTGTTTAGCTGGCGGCGTTTAAAACGAATTTGTGCTTGTTGACGGTAATTAATTAACGGGCCTGAAAAAAGCCGTGTAAGTGTTCTAAATAATTGTGAATCTTTATTCTTTAAATTTCGTCGCTGATCAGCCATTTTTAGCCCTTAATTAACCACAAATAATCTTGATAAAGTTTTTTTGTGGTGTTTGTTTGTAGTTCACGATTCTCAACCATTCCGTTGATTGAAGAATTAAATTTAGTGCCGGTTTTACCTATTGATCCAAGTAAAGCTTTTGTATATTCTACATCTTTTACATTGTTTATTAAAGCAGTATCCCGCACCCAGCAAGCAATTGCCAGCGAAAGTACAAGATCGTCGTTGTAGCCTTTTTGTGCTTCTGGCCTGCCATTTGACCAGATAAATTTTTCAAGTTCGCGTAATGTGCGTGCTGAATTAATAGTGATTACTTTATTCCGAATTAATTCATCAAGTTTAGCAATTATTAGTGGTCTAGTTTTCATAGACGTTGTAAAACCAGCAACAGCGCTGCTGTTACCGTAGGCCATGCTTGATTCAATGTAATCGTGATTAGTCTTAGAAGAATAGTAAAGATTACGATAGCCCATGTTTGCTAACTTTTGAGCTACTGTAAAACCAATGTTGTTATTTTCAACTATTAGCAGCGCATTGCCGTATTCTTTACCGACATCGCTTAGCAGATTAACAAATTGGTCTGGCTCTACTTTGCCTTGGTACTCGGCAACTTGCTCCATTGTAGATGCATTAATTACGTGAAAGACAGAATAATCAAGCCCATCACCACGGGCAACGTCGGCACTTAAAATGTACCTTCCTTGATGATTAAAAGGTTTCCAAACATGATAATTACGATCTATCCAAGATTTATGTTTAGGCTCGCTCACAGTTTCTCTAATCCGTTGCAAATCGTCTGGGTCAATAACGGTTTCGCCGCTAGCATTAAAAGAACACAAATATTCCTGTGCTATTTCACGCTTAGCCATGTTTTTAGTTTCATTATCAAACCATTCTTGGTCATGCTCAGGATGAACGCTCCAAGGAAGGTTTGTAGGAACGAACAAATTTTGATTGTTTTGCGCATCTTCAAAGGTTTTATGAAACCAGTTGCCAATACCATTAGGTGAAGATAGTGCAACGCAACGACCGCCAGTAGATATAGTAGGATAAATGGCTGTCCAGATTGTTTCCATACTATCAATATGTGCTGCCTCATCAATAACAAGCAGCGAAACAGCTTCAGAACGACCGGCGTCTTCACTAGTGGCTACAGCCTTGATTTGGGAACCATTTGTAAGTTCAAAAGAATGCTTGTTATCTGTTTTAACCGTAGCAATTTTTAACCAATCAGGAACGTTATTAATAATATATTTGACTTTTTTTACCATGTTGCTGGCCGTGTTATATTTTGTAGCCATAACCAGCACGTTTTTTTCACGATAAAACAGTAGTAACCAAGAAATATAACCCGCAACTATGGTAGAAATACCAAGCTGGCGGGCTTTTACAATTACGTTAAAGCGATGATCGCGGAACTTACCTAAAAGATCATCCTGAAAGTCGTATGTCTTAAAAACAATCATACCACGATCAGGATGTGAAATTTTGGCGTAATTCTTTAAAAAGTAAGATGGATTCTTACCAGCTTTTATTATTTCTTTCTTGATTTCCTCAACTGTAAGTTCATCCATGCGCCCACTCTATTTAATTTTTGTACTGACGTTTTGTGGCTTTACTTTGCCTTTTTCTAATTTTTTGTAATAAGCATCCATACGCTCTAGGTTTTGTTTAGCAACTTCGGTTGGTGCTACTGGTGCAACCTCTTTTAAATTAAGAACTTCATAGCCCATAATTGCTTTAATCATAGCCTTCATGCGATTGCTGCTTTCTACAAGCACTGAAATGTCGCCAGCTTCTTTTAGACGCAATTGCGAACCAGTGTGTTTAGCAAATTCTTTTACAATGTAATTTTTTATGTCATTAATTCTGCGTTCAACTTCTTTTTCAAACTTTTTTTGATGCAGTTCACGGATTGGTTCAACGCTGTGATATTTAATCATTAGCATGTTGCCGTGTAGAGAGATTCCAAAACCATCCATTACCTTTTGATCAGTAATTGGTTGTTCTTCGCGCTTAAGGCCAATTTCAATAATTTTGCCATCTGCATCAACAGCGCCATGTTGTTTATTAGCAACGGCTTGTGAAATGCCTTTTACTACATCATAAACGCTAAGTGCCATTTTTTTGCTCCATTTTAGGACGCCAGCCATTTTTCCAGCGTTCTTCTCTATCCATTATGTATTGGATGTAACATTTGTAGCATGTTCCGTATTTTGTTAAATAAACGGCCTCGTCGCGATTAAAAGAATAACGATCACAATAATCACAATGTCGCTCTACATTTTTATTAATTAGTTTCTTAGCAATTAAAACACCGTCTAATTCTATTTTTTGCTGGCTATTTTCTAGTTTTGCTTCTTTAATTTGCGATTCTCTAGACTGTTTTAGATATTCTTGCTCTTTTTCTGAATTCCATAGCAATTTTGGATTCATTGCTGCTTCATTCCCAAATTTTTCTGCGATTGCTTTTTCTAAAGCGGCTATAGAATTTAAATCCCGTTTCATTTAGCCACCTGAACAGCTGCATAGAATATTGCTACTGAGGCTGCAAAACCGGCTAGGAAACCCCCAATTAGTTTCCAATCGCCTATTCTTTGTTCACTTACCAACTGGTCTATTCTATCTTGTTTAATCTTAAGTAAGCTTTCATACAAATCTTTATTAATAGTTAATTCTAGATCTTTCTTTTTAGTTAGCGTTTCTAGATCTAGTTGTAATTTTTTATATTCTGTGTCTTTAGTATTAGCTAATAAAGACAGCTTACTTTCTTGTTTTGCTATTAATTGTGAAAGAGCAGAATGGTTAAAAAAGAAACCATCATCTGGTGCCGCTTCGCCTGTTTTAAGTTCAACAAAGCCGTCTTCTTCGCCGTCGTGATCCATATCCTCTGCGCGGGCAATAGGAATCCATACCGTCAGCAAAGACAGCAAAGTAGCTAGAGCAATAAATTTTTTAAGTAACATTATTTCTTAGGACGCCCCTTCTTTTTTTCTTTAACACCCAGTTTTTCTACTGTTTCTTTTTTAAACTTTTCTTTATCTTCTTTGGCAAGTTTTTTAAGCTCTTCTTTCTTTTCTACTTCTTTAACCATAATTTCTTCTACTTTTTTAACAGATTCTGCTTCGATTACCTTTTCTTTTTCTTTCTTTTCAGCTTCCACTTTAGCAATTTCTTCTACTAATTTTTTTGCGGCCTCTTCTTTTGCAGCTTCTTCTTTTGCTTTTTGTTCAACTGTAGCTAGTTCATCTTGAACGTGCTTACGCCAAGCGGCAGCAGCTACAACTAGCCCAGCTATTACAATCCCGATCATAATTTTAATTTTCACGACAGTCTCCTTTAGTAGCTCTTTAACTTTTTCCATGTTTATTTTCCTTTCCATTTCGCAGCTAAATCTGCGACACCTTGGATACCAATATACCCTAACGAAATACCCATCCATTCGTCAGGTGTGATCTTACCAAATCCTAAAAATACGGTTGCAACAATCCAAACAAGTAGCTTACGCGACAGCACTTTTTCGGAAAGTACATCTACCAATCCTACGCCTTCTTTTTCTGCTTTTTTA